GTTCATAGTTTTATTTATGATTATTATTCAATTGGTGAACCGACATTTAGTATTGAAGATTGTAAAATTCAGCTCAGACCGTTAAGCAGTTTAACGGTAGAAGAAAAGAAAATAATATGGGCAATTGAGAATACAACCATTGAAATAAAAAAAGAGAAATCTGTTGTAGTCTTAAATATGAGAAATGTGGAAACTTCAGACTATCTCCGCAGTATCAACATTGACATAGACAACCTAAAAGAAAAAGGGGTTGCCGTTTATGAATGATTATAAAACAACTCTCAACGATTATGCTCGCTCGGAGGGGTAAGCAGAAAAAGTCCTGACTTGAGAACTCAGGCATACAAGTAAGCCAAACCCCTGACATAGATCGGGGGTTTTTAAAAAACTAAAATATGACAATTGAATTAAATCTTGACCTTGATATCCGGTTTGTAAAATACGGGAATAAACACAAAGCAATATCGGATAAATATAAAATGATCGGAAGGTCCGATGTAAACTTTGAAGAAGCTCAGAAAAATCTGATTGAGCAGATTGAAATAAAAATTTGGAGTGAATCATTTAATCTGAAAATAAATGTAAAAGTAAAACAGTAATCAGAATTTATAAAATTTATTACTGAATTTAAAAATATAAAAAACTATTTTGCAATGGGACATAAAAGAGATAGCAAGGATTATTTAGAATATGCAGAGAAGTTGTTAAAAAAGAAACGTAAGAAATCAAATTATAAAGCTAAGGCAAATGCAACACTTAAAGCACGTAACAATGATTTCAGCAAAGATTCTAAAGTTACATTTTTAAAATATACTGTGATAATATGAATGTAAGAACTCAAATAATGACTACGGAAATAGGATTCTTTAAAAAGCTATGGCATTTTATAAAGTATGGGAGGGTTCCTCATTTAGTCATTCCATTGCAAAAAAGTTGTAAGGTTCAACTCATAGCCGAAAATGGTTCACAGGTGATAAACGGAGAACATTTAGGGAATGGACTTTATGAATTTAAAAATGTTCAAGACGGTTTTTATAAAGTATTTGCAGAGGGTTCTGTATTGAAGGAACCTTTTTTTATTTGTGATTATAAAGAATAAAACTATGAACTATTATCTAACAGGTTACAGCAAAGTAACAGGCAAGTTGGTTTACAGGTCAGCACTTACAAATGACCTCAAGCAGTTACTGATTGATAAGAATAATATGATTAATCAGTTTGAATTTTTATTTTTGGTGAGGAAATATTAAGAATGAAAGCAAAGAAACACGGCGTAGCAAATAACAAAAATGCCTTAAAAGATATTGACCCGGAAGATGTCAGAAAGCTATCAGAGAGGTTTTGGCCTAAATCTGAAATTGCTGCTTTCTTAAATTGTCACGTTGATACAATCACAAACCGATTTCAAGAAATCTATTTAAAAGGGCGTGAAAATGGGAAGTCTAAGCTTAGGGATATACAGCTCAGGGCTGCTATGTCAGGCAATGTTACAATGTTAATATGGTTAGGTAAACAGTATTTAGATCAAACCGATAAATCACAAAGTATAGATTTGTCAGAACAAGAAATTGAAACACTCCGAAAAGAAGCCGGAAGATTAATGAAAGAAAATATATAAACCTAAAATGAATTTTTTCCAAAAACACGCTAATATATTCTATCCCCTTGTGATGTTATTGCCTATTATATTTTATTTAATTTGTTTGATAGGGTATTTAATAGCTTTTATGAATTATTGTAAACATTAAATGTTACTTACCTCTCGCTGGTTCGAGATTCCGGAGAAAGCAAAGCAACATCCTCAGCAAATAAAATTCATACAGGATTTCTATTCAGGTAACTTTTATCATTTTACAGTTGTAGCAGGTCGCAGAAGTTTTAAAACGGAAAGATTCGGCAAACGTTTACTTGTGACCGAAGCAATTAACAATCCTAACAAGGTTTATTATGCGGGTGCTCCGGTCCGTAAACAAGCAAAAGAGATTCTATGGAAAGATTTAAAAGCATTAATCCATCCGTTATTCATTGAAAAGATAATGGAAACGGAATTAAAGATTAAACTCACTAACGGAACTGAAATAAATGTTGTAGGGCTTTTGGAATTTGCAACTATCGAGGGGGGGTTTGCTCACGGGTTCTTGATTACGGAATATCAGAAATGTGATCCTGAAGTATACAACTCTTCAATTGAGCCTATGATAAATGATGTGGGCGGGTGGGTGATTAAAGAGGGTAGACCGTTGGGAAAGAATCATTTATACGATGACTATGAGAAAGGGTTAATGTTTAAGAATGGTTATGCTTCTTACTTCTGGACTTCAGAGGATATATTGAACCCTATGCAAATAGAACGTGCAAAGACTTCATTAGGCAGTATTGACTATGCAAGGGAATATTTAGCATCATTTGAAACGGGCGGCAATCCCCCGTATTACGCTTATTCAGCATTGAACCACGCAAAGTATGAGCTTAATATGATGCTGCCTGTTATTGTTTCCTGTGACTTTAATGCAACTGAAAAGCCTATGAGCTGGAATGTCGGACAAGCTACAACTAAGGGAATTAATCAAGTCACGTATTGGACTAAAACATTTTCGCATCAGTTTACTAATACTGAAACTATGTGTGGAATATTAGATGAATATTTCAAAACACTTCCATTCTATCCCGGTCATTTGATATTCTATGGAGATTATGCCGGGCGGCAGCATAAGAGTAATTCGAGCTATTCCGACTGGCAGATCATAGATAATTATTTCAGCAATAAATGTAAATATGAAAAGCGTATCAAACAATGCCGTTCAATACGGGATTCAATAGCGGCGACTAATGCACAATTAAAAAATAGTTTACAGGAAATAAAGCAGTATGTAGACCCTGAAGAATGTAAACCGTTAATAGCGGATTGGAACCACTGCGAATGGAAAGAGAACAGTGTTGAATTACAGGACAAAGATAATTTAAGAGGGCATTGTTGCAGAGCAGTTGACTACTACAATGACTATGAATATCCTATCAAACAAAACCCAAAAGCAGTTTGGAGAAATTAATACTCATAATATTATTTTTACTTTTCATTCTTACAATGATTTACTTAACGGGTTCATTCAGCAACCCTCACGATATGTTTATTGAATAATTATTTTCAGCAGGTATTTACTATTTGAATTATTCTATCTAATTTTGTATCAGTTCTCCAAAGTCCCCACGAGTAGACACTCACAAAAAACATAACGAATGTGAATGCTTTACGAAAATACTTTACTTCAGACCTTTAAAAGCAAGTATAATGAACTTCTTGTAAAAGAAGAAATATCCCGTAAGGATATTGCAACAATGATATACTGTTTCTATACCTGCAACAAAGCAGCAATAAACTATTATGTTAAATCATATATGCTTGACAGCGGTGTATACGATTCTAAAGCGTGGGATCCTTTCACTAAATCATTCCAGACAATCCCCGACGGTTCAAATCAAGTAGGAATGTTCAGCGAAAAGACAATTAAGATTATGCCGAAGATTCATATTGATATTGTTGGCAAGGTATTGGACTTAGTGTGCACTGTTTACAATTCCGGTGCGGATAGGTATTTAGTAGACGGCAATAATGCAAACGAAGAATGGACCGCAAAGCTGCTCGAGATATACAACGGGTTCAATGCTTCAAAGTTAATGGTTGATATTTACAAGCAGGGATATTTATTCAATACGATCTTAGTCCAGCCTGTATGGAGAAATGACAGAATTGAGCTTGATATAATCACTCCTAACTTTTGCAGTGTTGATTCTTACGATAACAATTATGAGAAAGCTAAAGCGGTAATGATAAGCAAGGCAATTGATAATCAGGATATGATAGTCTATTGGTCGGACAAAGAACATTATTATACTGATGCTCAGGGTAACAAGTTAGAAGTAAAAGAACTCACAGGATATGAAGAGGATGGAACAGGGATATTTATTACGAACAAAGGAAAGAACCCTTACGGTGAATTACCATTTGCAGTTTTAAGATTTCAATACTCTTCTGATTTTTGGGGTGAACCTCAACAGGATTTAGTAGAGAACAATATTTGGTATGATGTCCAGGAAATGAATAAATTCTTTGTGGAAATGTTTCAGGGTTTAGGAGTTGGGCTCGGTGTTAATCTTTCAAAAACAGGAGTGGTATCTCTATCACCTAATACGTTAATCACAGTTGATAACGTCCGGGAAGATATGCAGAGTCCTTCTCTTACTTTCTCATCCACAGGAGCACCATTGAGTGAGCTCAGGGATTCAATTGATTCATTTTACAAGAGGATAGGAAACAGCAAAGGGCTTTCATCACAGGCAATGAGCAATGAAATAACGGATCAATCCGGCATAAGCAAAGCGTATGATTCTGCTGAATTACAAATTAAGAAAGATTCCCATAAGAATATTTTAAAAGCATTTGAGAAAGAACTGTTTGAGAAAATCAAATTAGTTTATAATTATAATAACAAAGTTCAGATACCGGATAACTTGGAATTCAGAGTTGATATTGTTGAAGATGAACCAATGATAAACGTATCAGATGAAATAGAAATAACAACTTTCAGACTTGATAAGAATATGATATCAATAGTCGATCTTATGATAAAAGATAACCCTGATTTACAGGTTGAAGAGGCAATGAAGCAATTAGAATTAAACAAACAATTAAACGAAAAATACTTAACATTATATGGGAAAGAAAATAGTAATCAAACAGGAAATACAGCCGGAAATAATTCAGACAATCCCGGTCAACCAGGTGGAACAGGAAGCGTTCAATAAGTTAGATGAACTATTCCACGTTCACGAAGACAACTGGAACAGTTTACAGGATGACCTTTTACTAAATCTCATTGAGAACGAGAACGGCGTAAATGACAAAATCAAAATCAAATATTTATTTAAAAAATACCGTGACGAAGCACGGGACAATCACGGAGTATAAAATATGAAAAAACTATTAATCATTTTATTTCTATTCATTGCCGGGTATAGCTCAGCACAGCAGTTAAAGTCTGTTCACGTTCAGGGTCAGTTTGATTCAACAACTGTAGGAACAGTAGGCAGCAAGGCGAGGTTCTTTTAGATAATCCCACACAAGAGTATTATGTTCAAAGAGTCAATGCAGTATTACTTACAACTACACGGGTTGTATATATCCGTTTCAGAGGTATAAATTATTAAATAAAAAATAATCACTATGTCAAAAACTCCTGAAGAGTTACAATTAGAACAGCAAGAAGCTGAAACAAAAGCAAAGGCAGATGCCGAAGCTAAAGAACAACAAGACAAACACGAAAAATTAAAGTCACTTTCCGAAGAAGAAAAGCTAAAGGAAATATTAGCGTTAAGGTCCGAGGCAAAGGAAAGAAGATTGAAAGAAAAAGAGCTATCGGAAAAGTTATCAGAGTTTGAGAAGAAACAGGCGGATGAAATCGAAAAGGATAAGAAAGCAAAAGGAAAGTATGAAGAGATCATTGCTGACTATAAAAAGAAACTTGAAGAGTATGAACCGAAGGCAAAAGAGTATGAAGGTTATTTATCAAAGCGTAAAGAAGCAATTAAGAAATCTCTTGAAGAGAAAGGCGTATGGGTTGAATCCTTTAACAAGTTAGAATTATCTGATCTTGAAGATATAGATAAGAATTTCAAAGACCCGAAAACTCCGACAGATACGAGTAAGAATTTCACTTCAAACAAAGGAGAGAAAACGACTGAAGAGAGGTTTGCAGGGATTTACAAAAAATAAAAATTAAAAATAATAATGGCAAAAATAACATTAATAGACGTTGCGAAAAGATCTGGCAATGATGCAGCTGTAGGGATAGTCGAGGCAATGTCACAGGCTAATCCTTTCTTTCAATTAGCTCCTACAAAGTCTATCAGAGGCAATATGTTCAAGTATCAGGTCAGGGCGGCATTAGGAACAGCAGGCTTCAGAGCATATAATGCAGGTGTAGCAGGGACTAAATCAGTATTAAGAGATGTGATCGTAGAATGTAAACCTATGCTTGGTATCTCTGAAGTAGACAAGGCATTAGCAGAAGCATCACCGGACGGCGTAGCAGCTTTCAGAATGTCAGAGGATATGGGATTTATTTCCGCATTAGCAAATACATTCAATGCAAAAGCATATTACGGTTCAAGTTCAACAACTGCCGCTGAAATAGACGGTGTAGGAACAGTATTAAGCACATTAGGCGGAAGTTGTATCGGTGCGGGCGGTTCAACCGCAACAGCGGAAACATCAATGTATTTCTGGAGTTTCTCAGATGCAAATACAGTTCAGGGAAAATTACCGGGCGTTCAGGTTGTATTAGGTAACGGCAATTTACCGTCAGCAACTGATTTAGGTGTGCAATTAACACTTGATTCAGGCGGCTCAAATAAATATCCGGCATATCAGACAATATTTGAATTCACTCCGGGACTTGCAATTTATGACTCAAGGTCAGTAGGTAGACTGTGTAATATTGATGCAACACACTTACCGACTGTAGCATTGATGAATCAGGTAATAACAGCAATGTTCCCTTATAACGTAGATTTAATAACCTGTTCAAAGACAGTTATGAATTACGTTCAGGGATTAAAAGGAACATCAGCATTCCAGCAAACTGCTCCATACGAATCAAGCGATATATTCAAGAGAGCAACAACGTTCAACGGTATTCCTATTTTGATTGATGAAAATATCGTAGCAACCGAAGCTGTAGTTTCTTAATAAACAGAATTAATAATTTAAATTATAAATATAATGGCAAAACAAACAAGCGTAGATTATGAGCTGTATTTCAGTAATGCTCAGGTTATAGCAGCTACTGCGAATACAGCGTCTACAAATGAAATCGATCTCGGAGCAACAGGAATGGGCGAAGGAGTTGCAATCAAAGGTGTTATAAACGTGACTGAAATTACCGGAACAACTTCAATTAAGGTATGTCACAAGACCTCAGCAAGTGTTGCAGCAACTGATAACCCGGTAACACTTACAACTATTACGTCCGGTGCAACAGGTCAGTATCACTTCACACTGCCTCAGAATGTTTCAAGGTATGTAAAACTGTTCTACACAGGCGTAACATCTACAACGGTTACAGCGTGGCTCACAGCAGAAGTGAGATAATATAACATTTGGGAGCATCTCTTTGCGGGGTGCTCTCAATTTTAAAATAAAAGAATGATACAGAATTTCATAGATGAAGATTATTTAAAGGGTTACAGTCCAAAGATCATATCTTTGCTGTTCACGGGTGAAACAGATTACTCTAAGCAGAAAGATAAGGCGACTGAAAGAGTATTGAATACATTAGGACAAACTTATGATCTAAGGAATTTAATGCCTGAATTATCTTTGAGATCCGTAGGAACTTCCATTAGTGAAACTACTTTGACGGACCGTATAGAAGATTCTATGAACAGGCGAAGAGTGGTAATTGACAAGATAACAAATACAACATCAACTAAAACAGTAACTTTGCAGGGTTCTGATGACGGGACTAATTATGTGGTTGTAAGAAGTCTTGAGGTATTGACCTCGGATACGATAGTCAGCAGTTCATTCTATGAAACGTTTAAGTATTACAGGGTATCGGTTCCGATAGTATCCGGCACAATAGACTTCAGAGCAAGATTAGTGGAAACTACTTATGATGAATTATTCGCGTGTCTATGGTTATGGTTTATAATGATTTCAATTCGTAAAACAGAGGGGGATCAATTCGACTTAATGGCTAAAGAATACTATATGATGTATGAACAGATTTTGGCAGGTATAAAAATATATCTTGATACAAACAATGACGGCGAACCGGATGCCGTAACTCAGCAGGGAAACTTAACAATGACAAGATGATTATTAAACCTAAAATCACAGCGGTATTAATTACGAATGATGACCTGCAATGTGTGGGTGCGGTTGAATCTGTATTAGATTCCTGTATTGAGGTAATTGTAGTAAATACGGTAGAAACAAATAAGATAAATGAACCATTAAGCAAATATGATAAGGTTAAGATTGTATACTTTAAGTGGTGTGATAATTATTCTAAGGCAAGGAACTTTGGAATTGACAAGGCAAAGGGTGACTGGATTTTAACCATTGACTCTGATGAAAGGCTAAACAGGAAACTTGAATATTTAGATGACAAGTTCATTGCATACCTGACAAGACAGCAAAACAGTAACTTTGGATATTTAACAGCAAGATTATTTCAGAATAAACCTCATATCAGATACAAAAATATAGTTCATGAAACAATAGATCATTGCTTAACTCCTGAGAATTGCTGTGAATCGGATATAGTCTTTCTGCATTCCGGTTATGATATAACCCCTGAAGAGATGAAAGCAAAAATGGAAAGGAATTACCGATTGATGTTTAAAGACAAGGGTAACAGGGTTCATAATCTTCATATGGGAAATTATTATTATACAATTGAAAATGATTATCAGACAGCTTTGAAGTATTACAGGAAAGCTACTAAAGACCCGCTGAACGATGAACACTTAACGGTGATCTATATGAATATTCACGCTTGTCAGTTTCAATTAAAATATCCTTTGGAGAAATTGCTTGAAACTTTAAGACGGTCACTGGTATATGAACCATTTCAACTGTATTCAAGAGTTAATATTGTTGAACATTTACTATCACAGGTAAACGAATCAAACAAAGACAAATATATTTATGAAGTAAGAAATGAATTAGGCAAGATCGAAAGGATACACGAATATAAACTAAGCAATCTTATTTATGCAGATTTACAGATTAACGACGAATGGATAAAAGCAAAGTATGATGAACTAAGCAAGTGGGGACTTGAAAGGATAGCTGTATGATATTAGCACTCACACAAAAATATATTGAAGATAAGATTGAAGTATTGAACGGTCAATACGGCAGTTCAATCAAACTCAAGCAGATTGAAACTGAATTGGATCTTCAAATGGTAGGTGCGAGTGAATCGTTCATACACTATCAGTTATATACTACCGGAATAACAAGAACAGCGGATGAAACAAGAAAAAGGGAAGCATCGTTCAGATTAGATTTTTGGTTCATGGTAGCAAATAAAAACTATACAGTTTACAAAGAGAAATTTGATAAATATATTTTTGGATTGGAAAGGTTGATGTATACCGATGTTAATCCTACATTGCCGTATAAGGATGAAACTATTTCAAATTCTTTAAGGCTTGTAAAGTTAAGCAACATTCAGATTACCAATGCAGACAGATTCGAAGAGAATGGAAACTATTTCAATCCGTCAATTGAATTTACAATGTTAGTTTCTGACAAAAGAAATGTTCAGAATGGAATTTATGTCAGTGATTCAATTTAATAAAAAAATAAAATGATATTAGTAGAATTAGACAAATACGCAGAAGAGAATAATTACAAACAACCTGCTAACAATCCAAATGCAGCGTCACCGGATAACATCACTCACGCAAGGCTTTACTATAATACATTTGCAGGCAGTAATTATATTCAGGGTTCATTCGTGCCGGGTTCTAACTCTTCAGTTGAATTTGATGATGACGGAGTGACATACACAAAGTATAAATTATTCGTTTCAACTGATGGCACAACTTACACAGAAAGAAAATCATTCGGCGGGACTGATGGAAAGGATTGTATAACTTCACAACATTTATTAAGTCCATTAGGAATAACTAATTGGTATTTACCTGTTAAGAAATCACAAGGCGGGAATGATGTTGTAGTCTTTGATTCACTTTCAAATATAATTACCGGTGCAGGTGTAAGTG